GGTGGCGGAGAAGATCCATTGGTTGCTATCCGTGAAAAAGAATTAGAGCTTAGAGATAAAGAGCTTGACATTGATCAACAGCAGTTTGAGTCAAAACAAAACCAAAGAGCACAAGAGAAATTATTAGAAACTGAACTGCAAAAACAACGCATTCAGTCACAAAAAGATATTGCAGACGATAAATTAGATGTAGCAATCGCAAGATTAGAACAACAAGCTAATTTAAAACTGTTAGAATTAGAATCTAAACTTAGGAGTTAACATGCCATTATTTAAAGGTAAATCACAAAAAACTATTTCTAAAAATATTAGAAAACTAAAAGGCGAAGGCAAAGGTCAAAAACAAGCCGTAGCTATTGCTTTAAAATCTGCTGGTGTTAAAAAAATGGTGACAGGTGGAGCTGTAGCTAGTAAAGTAAAGCCATACCCAAAACCTGCAAAGCCTAAAACTGTCAAAGCTAGAGGACACGGAGCAGCAACTAAAGGGTACGATTTTAAAATTACTTATTAATGAGTGAAATAGATTTAGCTGATGCAATTAAAAAAAGCATCGAGCAACGGAGAGAGCAAATCAAAGATACCCTCATGTCAGGCGGTATTAAAGACATGGATCAGTATAAATACTTGCAAGGCGAGTTGACTGCTTTATACTATGTTGAAAGCGAATTAAAAGATTATTTTGGGGAAAATAAATGACGAAGTCAGTAAAAAAAGAAGAAAACAAAGTTTCTAAAATAGAGGATGCGTATGTTGACTCATCTAATAAAATTTTAGATCCCACCTTACTAGATAAATCAATTTTGGAAAGAATGCCACAACCCACTGGTTGGAGGATGTTGGTATTACCTTATAAAGGCAAAGGCGTAACAGAAGGCGGTATCGTCTTAACCAAAGAAACTGTTGATAAAGAAGCGTTAGCGACAGTTGTTGCCTATGTGGTTAAGCAAGGACCTCTTTGTTATGATAATAAAGAGAAGTACGGGAAACCGTGGTGCCAAGAAAAACAATGGGTTTTAATTGGTCGTTATGCTGGAGCACGCTTCAAATTAGATGGGGGCGAAGAGGTCAGAATCATAAATGATGACGATGTTATCGCTACAATACTAGATCCTGATGATATAGTGAGTTTATAATATGGATAATATGGAAGTTACACAAAACGAAAATGTCAATGTCGATGACGATATTGATGTTCAGATAGAAGATCAAACAACCGAAGGTGCAAAAGCATCCCAAGAAGATGAGCTTGAGAAGTACACTAAGTCGGTTTCAAAACGAGTAAACAAATTAAATGATAGAATAAAGCAAGAAGCTGAAAGAGCTGCTTATCTTGAACAACAGTTGTTGCAAAAAGAACAACAGGTTCAAGCTCTAACTTCTCGAACAGCCGAGTTAAACACTAATTTGTTTGCTAAAGAAGAAGAAGCTCTAGCAAGCAAAGAAAGAGAAGCTGACCAACTGTACAGAAAAGCAGTTGAAGCAAGCGATGCTGAATTGCTTTCTAAGGCTGATACTTTAAAAAGTGATATTGCTATTCAGAAGGAAAAAATTCGTTTAGCAAAACAAAGACAAGAACAACTTAAGGCACAACCTGCTCAACAACAACAGCAGCAAGTGCAATACCAACAACCACAACAACAGCAAGTGGTTGAGCCAACACAAGAGGCTTTAGGTTGGTATGAAAATAATAAGTGGTACGGAGATTCGTCTGATCCACAAAATGCACAAGCAACGCAATTTGCTTACTTTACGCATTTTAATTTGGTGAATGAAGGTTTTGAACCTGATTCAGACGATTACTACGATGAACTTAATAGTAGAGTTTATAAAGTTTACCCACACCTTCAACAAGGTGAGGTAGTCGAAAAAAGTGAGGACAAACCCGCTGTGCAAAGAGTTGCCTCCGCTTCCGTTGGAAGTCGACAACAAACACAAGGAAAAAGGAACGGTGTGACATTTAGTAAGTCTGAGATTGAAAGACTTCGTGGCTTGAAACCTTACAATATGAGTGAGGATCAGTGGCTGAAAAGAGTCGCAAAAGAAAAAATGAAAGCACAACAAAAAGGAGCATAAGATGTCAGAAGCTAAAAATACATCAAGAGCAAGTCGTGATTCCGAGTTACACGATAAAGATACTCGAAGAAAACCATGGAGACCAGTACGAAAACTTGAGACTCCTCCACCTCCAGCTGGTTATGAATACCGTTGGATTAGGGAGAGTATTCTAGGTCAGGAAGATAGAAACAATGTTAGCTATAGGCTAAGAGAAGGTTGGGAGCTCGTAAGAGCAGAAGAATTGCCAGCCGAGTTTGCTCTTCCAGCACTAGAGTCAGGTAGACATGCTGGAGTCGTATATAATGAAGGATTACTATTGGCGAAAATACCCGTAGAAACTATCGAAGAGAGAAGAACTTACTATGAAGGTAAAACTTCAGAAAGAAGTGAAGCTCTTGACAATACTCTGTATAAAGATTCAGAGAGAGATAGAAGATATGTTAAGTATGACTCCAAAAGAGAATCTTCAGTACGATTCGGAAAAAACTAATTAAGTAATTTAACTTACGGAGAAATAAAAAATGGCGAATAAAGACGCAGCATTTGGTCTTAAGCCAGTTCGTATGATGGGCGGTTCACCTTACTCAGGTGGACAGAGCCGTTACAGAATTGCTAATAATTTGAGTGGTAAAATCTTCCAAGGTGACTTAGTAAAACAAGTCACTGGCGGTGGCATCGAAAGAGCTGCTGCGGGTTCTGCCGTTCCAGTTGTTGGCGTTTTTAACGGTTGTCAATATACTGATCCTACTTCAGGCGAACAGGTTTATAGCAACTATTATCCAGGCAGCATCGCTGCCGATGACATCATTGCTTTTGTTATTGACGACAAAAATGTTGTCTTTGAAGTACAAGCAGACGACACTTTCCCAGTGGCAGACTTGTTTGGAAACTTTGACATTGTCGATCAAGCAACAACAGGCGATGTTTACAGTGGGAGATCTAATGTAGAATTAGATGTAACAACTGGTGCAACCACCACGACCTTACCTCTAAAAGCTATTGACATCTCTCAAGATCCTGAAAACGATGATGTAGCTTCAGCAAATACTAATGTACTTTGCGTGATACAGAATCATATTATGGGCGTTAGCTCAGGAGGGTTAGCATAATGGCGATATCAAGAGCACAATTAGCTAAAGAACTAGAGCCAGGTCTAAACGCAATTTTCGGTTTATCTTATGACCAATACTCAAAAGAGTACGAGGAAATTTTTGCAGTCGAAGATTCACAAAGAGCTTTTGAAGAAGAAGTTCTTGTAACAGGATTTGGTGCAGCACCAAGTAAAACCGAAGGTCAAGGCGTTAGCTTTGATAATTCTTCAGAGAGCTATGTAGCAAGATACAATCACGAAACGATTGCATTAGCATTCTCTCTAACCGAAGAAGCTATCGAAGATAACCTTTATGATTCTTTGGGTAGAAGATATACAACAGCACTTGCTAAATCAATGGCTCATACCAAAGAAGTAAAAGGTGCCGATGTGTTGAACAACGCTTTCTCATCTTCCTTTACTGGAGGAGATGGCGTTTCTCTAATTAACACTTCTCACCCGCTTGCAGGCGGTGGGACAGCTGCTAACAGAGCAGTCACAATGGCAGACCTTAACGAAACTTCATTGGAAGATGCATTGATTGATATATCAACTTTCCAAGATGACAGAGGTCTTACTATTTCTGTACAAGCTACAAAATTAATCGTGCCACCACAATTAGTATTTGTTGCTGACAGAATCTTGAACTCACCTCTAAGATCAGGAACTGCTGATAATGATGTTAACGCTATCAGAAACACTGGGGTATTACCTGGTGGTTATGTAGTTAACCATTATCTCAACGATCCTGATGCTTTCTTCTTGCTTACTGATATTACAGAGCAAGGCGAAGGTCTTAAGATGTTCCAAAGAACAGGAATGGAAACATCTATGGAACCTGAGTTCACCACTGGAAACCTTAGATACAAAGCTAGAGAAAGATACAGCTTCGGTTGGTCTAACTGGAGAGGTATCTACGGATCTCAAGGTGCGTAAAATCTTTCATTGAAAGTAAAAAGGGGAGCTTATGCTCCCCTTCTTTTTTAACGACCTCTTAGAAGTCGGCTTGAGCAAAATGCCGATCAATGATCTCATCCTCACCATCGAACTCCTTTGGAGAAGTTCTATGCTCTTTGGCTTCAGCCCCATTTATAATGGGAGCAATAGCCTTAGAAGCATTGTAGTCAGGAACAAGATTATCAATCCTGCCTTGATCTAAGATGATTGCAACAGGAGTTTGTCCCCCAGTTTGCAATGTCTTATCGTCTGCCAAAGCTAAAACCAAACATGGTTTGCCGTTTTCTTTAGCAGCCATCAAAACAAGCTGATCAGGATTGTTCTTGATCATTTGCATTTTCTCGTAGCATTTTTGTAGTGTTGGCTTCTTCATGATGCCTCCTCTTTTTACTACGAAGGCGATTTTCGTGGCTTCTTGAAAATCTCGACCAGTGTCTATTATAACACAATGTATAAACATTTGCAAATTTGTATAAATTAGCATACAATACCAAAAACCTTTTTTTAGCCAAAAACCAAAATCTGTTATACTTTACGAAACCGAGAATAACCGTTGCATCAACTGGCTCGGCAGACTTACTCCAAGATGATGCGACAATTAGTTAGGAGAAATAAATGGCTAATACATCTTTTACAGGAGTTGTAAGATCTTATGGCGGTGGCTCTAAGGGTTCCGTAACACCAGGCGTGGTAACACAAAGTGTAACGATTTCTTTTGATCCAACAGCTACAGGAGCTACAGCAGTAAAAATCGGAACATCTTCATCTACAGGTCAAAACTTCGTTTTACCAGCTGGTGCTGTTCCTATCTCACTATTATCTTTAGGCGGAACCACAGGTGGAACAAACCCAACTGTTGATATTGGTTCTTCAGCTGATCCCGATGGATTCTTCAATGAAGTAGATGCTGATACCAAAGGTGCTTTAAAGGGAGCCGATGGAGCTTTAGTTGATGGTGACGGTATTGCAGCAGATACAACTGTTACAGGTAATGTAGGAGCTTCTGCTGGAACTGGCGGTACATTTACAGGTATCTTTACTTATGTCATGTTTAACGATGGCGTAGAGTAAGGAGGCTGAATTATGTCATACGGCAGAATAACAGGCTCAGATGTTAAAACGGCAAGCACCACCACTGCAACAGCAGGTGGTGCAGCTCTAACATCAAACCGATCAAGACTTAGAGGTTATATCATTGCTGGCGGTGCCTCCGATGGAACCGTCACTTTTAGAGATGGCTCTGCAACTGGAGCCGTTCAATTAATTGCACCTTGCAATGCTAACGACACGGAAACTTTGAATATCCCTGATTCAGGCGTTTTATTTGAAAGCGGAATCCATGTCATACTTTCTAATATAGATCGAGTAACAATATTCCATTCATAGAATGACTAGAGAGGTCTCATCCATTTCTCGTTTTGGAAGGGATGAGCCTTTCGAGCTTCAAGTAGCAAGAGGTCAGATTGCTTTTCATGAATCTATCCACAAGTTTGGATTCTATGCTTCTGTTGATACAAGCCTATCAACGATATGGAGTCAAGGGGGTGTTTATTCTTATTTAAGTGGTGCATCAACCCTTTATATTTCTAGCTCATCTACTGCTGATACAGGTGCAGGAACAGGAGCAAGAACCGTAACCGTTAGTGGTTTAGATAATAATTTCGATCAAAAAGTAGAAACTGTTACTTTAAACGGTCAATCAGGTGTTGAGCTAAACGGTAGTACTTGGTTTAGAGTCAATAGAATTGTAGTTAATACTGCTGGTAGTGGTGGTGCTAACGCAGGTGTTTTATATGTGGGCACAGAATCAGCACCAACAGGCGGTGTACCAACTAATAAATACGCGACAGTATTAGCAGGTGACAATCAAACTTTAATGTGTATATATACTGTTCCAAGAGGCTATACAGCTTTTTTAACGCAAAAAGATGTATCGGCATCTTCCTCGGTTGGCAAGTTCGCAATTTTAACTTTAGTAGCTAGACCTTTTGGCGGTGTTTTTAATGTAAAAGACAGAGTTTTATCAAGCGAAGGATATAGCACAATAGAATATCCATACCCTTTAAAGTTTACAGAAAAAACCGATCTAGAAATTAGAGCTAAAGCAGACTCGGCAGGGGGAACAGTTACCGTTTCTGCTGCTTTAGATATAGTTTTAATACAAAATAGACCTTATCCGGAATA